ACCAATAAAGGTTTCTACTTTGCTGTCCTTGAATTTCTCAACAAGCAGATCACGAAATTCGTTAGCCATTTCTTCCTGCACCGCCTCCAGCTGAATAATGCGCAGAACCAGTACCGGACGATCGCCAGTGATAATGCTGAGGCGTAATTTAAACGGACGTTCTTTCAGACCTTCAAACGGAATGCATTTAAATTCAAATGCCACTGGCATAATGTCTTTGGTCTTCGCTTCGACAGACTCCATCAGGGAGCGTTTGCCGCTGAAGTCATTATCTTCAAAATCAGCGGTCTGGTTTGCTTCAATCGTGATTTTACGGACCGCCGCAGCCGCTTTTGTTGCCTGAATGGTGTCACCATTAGCATCAAAGCCCACAAGGTAGTCGGCCCAGTCTTCAATCCATTCTGGTTGCCGCCAATCGTATCGCGTTTATTGACCCGGCAAACGGGAATGAAACGCCGATGTTTGTGGCGCAGGGCAACCAGATATTCATGAACGACGTGTTCCTGAAGCGCCTGACGGCCCCCACCATTACCAGTGGTGGAAATCCACCGGCATTTTCCCTGACACCGGATGGAAAGCTGACTGCTAAAAATGCGGATATCGGTGGTAACGTGAATGCGAACTCCGGGACGCTCAACAACGTCACGATTAACGAGAACTGTCGGGTTCTGGGAAAACTGTCCGCGAACCAGATTGAAGGCGATCTCGTTAAAACAGTGGGCAAAGCTTTCCCCCGGGACTCCCGTGCACCGGAACGGTGGCCATCAGGGACCATTACCGTCAGGGTTTATGACGATCAGCCGTTTGACCGGCAGATTGTTATTCCGGCGGTGGCATTCAGCGGCGCTAAGCATGAGAGAGAGCATACTGATATTTACTCCTCATGCCGTCTGATAGTGCGGAAAAACGGTGCTGAAATTTATAACCGTACCGCGCTGGATAATACGCTGATTTACAGTGGCGTTATTGATATGCCTGCCGGTCACGGTCACATGACGCTGGAGTTTTCGGTGTCAGCATGGCTGGTGAATAACTGGTATCCCACAGCAAGTATCAGCGATTTGCTGGTTGTGGTGATGAAGAAAGCCACCGCAGGCATCAGTATCAGCTGAATTTTATAACCCATATACGGGCGCCAGAAATGGCGCCTTTTTTATTGCAGAAAAGCGAGAGGTAATTATGCGTAAACTTTATGCCGCCATTTTGTCCGCAGCCATCTGTCTGGCCGTATCCGGCGCGCCTGCATGGGCGTCTGAGCAGCAGGCCACGCTGAGCGCGGGGTATCTTCATGCCCGGACGAGCGCTCCCGGTAGCGATAATCTTAACGGGATTAACGTGAAATACCGTTATGAGTTTACGGACACACTGGGGATGGTGACGTCATTCAGCTATGCAGGAGACAGGAATCGCCAGCTTACCCGTTACAGCGATACCCGCTGGCATGAAGATTCCGTGCGTAACCGCTGGTTCAGCGTGATGGCGGGGCCCTCTGTGCGCGTGAATGAATGGTTCAGCGCGTATGCGATGGCGGGTGTGGCTTACAGCCGTGTGTCGACTTTCTCCGGGGATTATCTCCGCGTAACTGACAACAAGGGGAAAACGCACGATGTGCTGACCGGAAGTGATGACGGTCGCCACAGCAACACGTCTCTGGCGTGGGGAGCTGGGCGTGCAGTTTAACCCGACCGAATCCGTGGCCATTGATATTGCTTATGAAGGCTCCGGCAGTGGCGACTGGCGCACTGACGGCTTCATCGTGGGTGTCGGCTATAAATTCTGATTAGCCAGGTAACACAGTGTTATGACAGCCCGCCGGTTCAGGCGGGTCTTTTTTGTGGGGTGAATATGGCAGTAAAGATTTCAGGTGTACTGAAAGACGGCACAGGAAAACCGGTAGAGAACTGCACCATTCAACTGAAAGCCAGACGGACCAGCAGCACGGTGGTGGTGAACACGGTGGCCTCTGAAAATCCGGATGAAGCCGGTCGTTACAGCATGGACGTTGAGTACGGTCAGTACAGCGTCATTCTGTTGGTGGAGGGATTCCCGCCGTCACATGCCGGGACCATCACCGTGTATGAAGATTCTCAACCCGGTACGCTGAATGATTTTCTCGGTGCCATGTCGGAGGATGACGTCCGGCCGGAGGCACTGCGTCGTTTTGAACTGATGGTGGAAGAAGCGGCGCGTCACGCTGAGGAGGCGAAGAAGAATGCCGGAGAGGCGGAGACGTCCGCGAGGAATGCCGGCATATCAGCCAGTCAGGCAGAAGAGAACGCTGCAAATGCTGACACTTCAGCAGGGGATGCATCGGAGTCAGCCCGGCAGGCGGCAGAAAGTGCAGCCGCTGCAAAGCAGTCAGAGGAGGCGTCCTCGTCCTCGGCCTCTGCGGCCGCTCAAAAAGCCAGTGAGTCATCACAAAGTGCAGCAGAAGCTGAATTGTCAAGAAAGACGGCAGAAAGTGCAGCCGGTAATGCATCCAGGGATGCAACGACCGCAGCAGAAAAAGCCCGGGAGTCAGCAGAAAGCGCACAGTCAGCGGAACAAAGCAGGATAGCGGCGGAAGAGGCCGTAAACCGAATCCCCACCGTGGTGGGACCTCCCGGGCCAAAGGGGGAACAGGGGCCCGCGGGTCCTCAGGGGCCGAAGGGTGATAAGGGAGAGCGCGGTGACACCGGCCGGGGCAACCGGCGAACGGGGACCGGCAGGTGATGCTGGTCCGGCAGGCCCGCAGGGGCCGAAAGGTGACAGGGGAGAGCGGGGAGAGACCGGTCTGACGGGAAATGCAGGTCCACAGGGTCCAAAGGGAGATACCGGTGCGGCAGGCCCGGCAGGCCCACAGGGACCGAAAGGAGAAACAGGTGCGACTGGCCCGGTGGGGGCAACCGGACCTCAGGGACCGAAGGGCGACCCGGGGGAGACACAAATCCGTTTTCGTCTGGGGCCGGGAAACATTATTGAGACAAACAGCAATGGCTGGTTCCCGGATACAGATGGCGCACTCATCACCGGACTGACCTTTCTTGCCCCCAAAGATGCCACACGGGTTCAGGTTTTTTTTCAGCATTTGCAGGTCAGGTTTGGTGACGGGCCGTGGCAGGATGTTAAGGGGCTGGATGAAGTGGGCAGTGATACAGGCAGAACAGGAGAATGACATGAACATATTAAAAAAAATTATGCAGCGTCTGTGCGGTTGCGGAAAGCATGATGACTGTGAACACGGGCAGTCGCTTACAGTACAACTGCGACTGGGGCCGGCAGACATCCTGGAGTCAGATGAGAATGGCATTATCCCGGAGCAGGTCAGGGTAATCACGCAGGTGGTGATACTGGATGCGGATAAAAAGCAGATACAGTGTGTGGTAAGACCGCTGCAAATCCTGCGTGCTGACGGGACGTGGGAAAATATTGGCGGGATGAAGTAACCCGACAGCTTCACAAAACCGGAGTCCGGCTCCGGTTTTTGTTGTCATGTCCGGTGGATGTTTGTTAATGAAGACTTGAGGGAATATTTATCCGTATGAAGGAGCATGGTAATGCCTGGATTAATATCATATGTGTCATCGGCTTCATTCGTGAATGAGATGATGGAGCTGCGTCAGCAGGTAATGGAGGGGCAGATTGGTGGATTTCTCCTGGGAGGGGAGAGGGTTAGAGTTTCTTATATGCCAGATACAGGCCGTTTTTTAGCAGAAAGTGAAGGGCAGGGACGGGTTTATGCAGAATTATTGAATATTGCTTTTAATGATGGAGTTAATGTGCTCAGAAACAGGATATTAAGTGCGCTCCCTGGAATGGGAGGGCGAAACTCTTTGCAGGAGAAAATATCGGAGTGTGCCTTTACTGTCGATATTGAAAAACTTCAATGTCCTGGTGATGCGCTTCAATGTCCAATTACACTGGAGCAGCCTGAAAAAGGTGTTTTTGTGAAGAATTCAGATGGTTCAGATGTATGTACTTTATTTGATGCCGCTGCATTTTCTCGTTTGACTGGTGAAGACTTACCCCACCCACTGACCCGGGAACCAATAACGGCATCAATAATTGTAAAACATGAAGAATGCATTTATGACGATACCAGAGGAAACTTCGTTATAAAGGGTAATTGAAATGAACATTACCCTTTATTTTATTTAATGAAACATCCTGCAAACTGATATGAATTACTGAATGAGGTTTTTATGCCTGTTACCACCTTAAGTATCCCAAGTATATCTCAATTATCTCCTGCAGGAGTACAGTCTTTGCAGGATGCTGCCAGACTTGAAAGTGGAATAAGAATATCCATTGGTAGTGGCCAATATTCTGTTCACTATGTCCAACTACTGGATGGATTTTCAGTTGAACCGGTGAGAGGAGGCTTACTGGATAGGCTATTGGGGCGTGAGCATCGAATGGATAGAAGGGCTGTGGCTCTGGAAAGGCAATTAAATGGAGGTGTCGATTTTTTTAAGTAGTGTTAATAACTATTTTCAGAGTGTCATGGCAGAACACAGAGAAAATAAAACAGGTAATAAAATATTAATGGAAAAAATAAATTCTTGTGTATTTGGAACGGATTCTAATCACTTTTCTTGCCCGGAGTCATTTTGACATGCCCGATAACGCTGGACAAACCTGAGAATGGAGTGTTCATGAGAAACTCACAAGGTGCTGAGATATGCTCTCTATATGATAAGGACGCGTTAGTGCAACTTGTTGAACTGGTGGAGCTCATCCTCTGAGTCGAGAACCTATAACAGAATCAATGATTATGAGAAAAGACGAATGTCACTTTGAT